TATTCAGATTCAGGTGCAGGTGCAAACTCTGTATTTTCTGGTGGTGTGAGAACTTATACTAAACCAGGTACAAGTGATACTGTGGCCGTTTATGCTAGAACTAGAAAAAAAGGTACTACAGTAGAACGAGGCGAGTTAAGTAAAACATATTATGACAATCAATAGTACACAATTAGTTGATGATGGTTTTAAAGTAATCAATAAGGTTACTGGTGCTCGTAATGAAAACGAGAAACTTATAGAGTTAGATACCTTAAAAGGTTCTACAAACGAATCTGAATTATCAATTGCAAATGCATATTATGAAGTAGAAGGCACAGGCACGGTAACATTGCAATTTGATGATAAGAGTTTAACAATGACAGGCATAGACAATTATGGTCTAAAACCTGTAGAAGAAAAAATAAAAGGAACAGGCGATATTCAGGTGACAACAGACGGTAATGTAGATAAGTTTAGTTTGTTATTAGAATGTCACAAAGAAAAGGGATTTAGTAATGGCTGATATAGTAACAACACAAACAATAGCAGATACCTCAGGTGTAAAGTTTGTTTCTAAACTCACAAACTTTTCAGATGGTACTGGAGAAACACAAGTCAAAAAGATTGACGCCTCAGAGGTCACATTTATGACCGAAGACGCTAATAGAAAGATTGCCAGAGTATGGTATTCTATTAACACGGCAAACAATAAGTCTGCTGTAGAGTTAATATGGGACGGAGAAACAAATGCTACAGCAATGTTATTGAGTGGTAATGGTTATTTTGATTTAAGAACAGCGGGTAATGAGATAACAAATAATGCTACCACACCTACTGGAGATGTACTATTATCAACTAAAAACTTTGCTACTGGAGATAATTACACAATTATTGTAGAGTTTAGGTAAAAAACCTTATAAATAGTTAGTACGAGAGAGAAGACATGAAATTAATATCGGAAGAAATTCAAGACGCAGAATACTTGGTTGAAGAAACCAACGGTAAAAAGAACTACAAAATTCGTGGTGTCTTTCTACAGTCAGATATCAAAAATAGAAACGGAAGAATCTATGAGAACGATATTCTGTCTAAAGAAGTAGATAGATATTCAAAAGAATTCATCAATAAAAAAAGAGCATTCGGTGAACTAGGCCATCCAGATGGTCCTACAGTTAACTTAGAGAGAGTATCACACATGATTACATCTCTAAAGTCTGAAGGCAAAAATTTTATTGGCGAAGCAAAAATCATGGACACACCATACGGTAAGATTGTTAAAGGTCTTATTGATGAGGGCGCTCAACTTGGAGTTTCTTCAAGAGGTATGGGTTCATTGGTTCAAAAGAACGGCAGTAACTATGTAGGTAAAGACTTCTACTTAGCTACAGCCGCTGACATTGTAGCAGACCCCTCTGCTCCAGACGCTTTCGTTGAAGGCATTATGGAGAATAAAGAGTGGATATGGGACAATGGTGAAATAAAAGCAAAGGATATTGAAGAGTATAAGAAGTATATTGAGAAGGCAAAATCAATACAATTAGCTGAAGCTAAGGCGAATGTTTTTGCAAATTTTCTTGAAAAACTTTAATATTATAAATATCTACTAATAAGAGAAAAATAACTAGTTATTTTTAAAAAAGGAGATTTCTCAAATGGCCGATACAGAAAACAAGTTAGAGGCGTTAGAGCAAGAAGCAGTAGCCGAGGCGAATGCCCAAGCGGATGCTCCTAAAAAGAATGCTGTAGCGGCTGAGCCGAACCATCTGAAAAATGATGCTGAAGACTTAGGCGCAGCTGTTGTTAAACCAACTGACAGCAATCCTGACGCAACTAAAAAAGTTAAGCAAGTTTCTGGACAAGCTCCTCAAAAATCACAAGGTGCTGCTGACTCAATGCCAACATTGACTGGTCACAACACTAAGTTAGAGGGAACAGAAGCTGAAGAAGGTTCGGAAGAAATCAAGGAAGGCGAAATGCCAAAAGCTGCTTTAGACGCTCTTAAAAAACACAAAGAGAAGTCTGAGGACAAGAAAGAAGATTCAAAAGCAAAAGATGTTGAAGAAACAATGGATGCTGGAGAAGATTCTAAAATGGCAGATAAGAAAAAAGAAGTTAATCAAAAGACAGCAAACATTTCTGCTTCTTACGGTATGAAGTCCGCTTCGTACAAAATGAAGAAAGAAGAAACTGCTGAACATGTTAACGCTTTAATCGCTGGACAAGATGACTTATCCGAAGAATTTAAAGAAAAAGCTGCTACAGTATTTGAATCAGCGGTAAACTCTAAAGTTAAAGAGATTGCTGAATCAATGGAAGCAGATGTTAAAGAAACATACGAGCAAGATGTTGCAAAGCATAAAGAAGAACTGACTGAAAAAGTTGATTCTTACCTAGCATATGTCGTTGAAGAGTGGATGAAAGAAAACGAAATCGCTCTTGAAAGAGGTATTAAAGGTGAAATCGCTGAAGACTTTATCACAGGTCTTAAAAAACTTTTTGCTGAGCATTACATTGATGTTCCAGATGAAAGATACAATGTGCTTGAAGACCAAGCAGCTAAAATTGAATCTTTAGAAAAGAAACTCAATGAGCAGATTGAAAAAAATGTTGAATTAAACAAGGACAATGCAGTAAAGACAAGAAACGAAATCATGTCTGAGGTTGCAAGTGACTTGGCTGATACATCAAAAGAAAAATTTGCTAAACTTGCCGAAGAGATTGAATGGTCTGACGCAGACTCTTTTAAGACTAAATGTGAAACTATTAAAGAATCATATTTTGGTGCTAAAGAAGAAGTCAAAGACTCTTTACATGATGTGGCGGCTGATGGTGAACTTTCTAACGAAGATTTATCAAAAGCAATGGCTGCTTACACTGCCGCTATAAGCAAAACAAAAGATATGAAAATATCTTAGTATAACCGGACAAAGGGAGAAAATTAAATGTACTTATCCGAAACACACGAAAAAAAATGGCAGCCTGTGTTAGAACACCCTGATTTACCAGAAATCAAGGATTCTTACAAAAGAGCCGTTACATCAGTTATTCTTGAAAACCAAGAAAGAGCTGCTAAAGAAGACAATGCTTTTTTGAGCGAGGCTGCGCCTACAAACGCAACTGGTTCAAACATTTCTAACTGGGACCCAATCCTAATTAGTCTTGTAAGAAGAGCTATGCCAAACCTTATCGCTTACGATATCGCTGGCGTACAACCAATGACAGGTCCAACAGGACTTATCTTTGCAATGAGAAGTAGATACACTTCACAAACTGGTCAAGAAGCTATGTTTGACGAAGCTGATACAGACTTCTCTGGAAGAAATGCCGCTGGTTCAGCTGTAGATGGTTATTCATCAACTGCTAACTCTGGTACTAATCCAGGTGCTCTAAACGACTCACCATCAGCTGGTACTTACACAACTGGTACAGCAATGACTACAGCAGCTGCTGAAGCATTAGGTGACGCAGACGGAAACGCTTTCGCTGAAATGGCATTCTCAATCGAGAAATCGACTGTTACTGCTAAATCAAGAGCGTTGAAAGCTGAGTACACAATGGAACTTGCTCAAGACTTAAAAGCAATCCATGGTTTAGACGCTGAAACTGAACTTGCAAATATCTTATCTGCTGAAATCCTTGCGGAAATCAACAGAGAAGTTGTAAGAACAGTTTACACAAACGCAGAGAAAGGTGCTGCTACAAACACAACTACAGCAGGTATCTTTGATTTAGATACAGACTCAAACGGAAGATGGTCTGTTGAAAGATTCAAAGGACTTATGTTCCAACTTGAAAGAGATGCGAACAGAATTGCACAAAGAACAAGAAGAGGAAAAGGTAACATGATTATCTGTTCAGCTGATGTTGCTAGTGCGCTTCAAATGGCTGGTGTTTTAGATTACACACCTGCTCTTAACAACAATTTGAATGTTGATGACACAGGCAATACTTTTGCTGGTGTTCTTAACGGCAGATTTAAAGTATACATTGACCCGTATAGTGCAAACAGCTCAGCAACACAATACTATGTTGTTGGTTACAAAGGTACTTCACCTTATGACGCTGGTATGTTCTATTGTCCATATGTTCCACTACAAATGGTGAGAGCAGTTGGTCAAGATACTTTCCAACCGAAAATTGGCTTCAAGACTAGATATGGTCTT